ATATGACTTTGGTGAAGTTGCTAGTGACCTATCAGCAGTAGATCAAAATATTATACCTGATACAAATAATAGTAGAGATATTGGTTCATCAGCTAAGAATTTTAGAAATGGTTATTTTCAAAATGTATATGTTGCTGGTTCAACATTAGAAGTTTCAAATGACACTACACTAAAAGGTGATACAGTTATTGGTGTCAATACTGGAGATTCAACAGAAGATACAATCAATGTCACAGCAAGATTTATTTCAAATTTAGAACCATTAACAACATTAACTTATGATTTAGGATCACCCAACAGAAGATGGCGTGATATTTACTTGTCAGGTAATACGATTGACTTGGCAGGGGCGACAATATCAGGTGATGGTACAGGAGCTATTTTAATATCTGCTACAGGTGCCACTCTACCAGTTGGTTCAAAAGTAGGTACAAAATCAATAGCACAGTCAGATACAAAAACAGGTATCGCAACAAAAGATGTACCTCTTTTTACAAAGGCTGGGGGTTTAAGTACAGCAGCCACTACATTTACAATGGCAGCAGGGTCTTCAAATGCTTCAGTATTTACTAATTTTACAAAGGCAAACGGAACGACACAAGCGAAATTTGAATTGTTTAGTTTCTAATAAAAAAGACATATAAATAGATTAATAGGAGAAAATAATGTCGTCAAAAGTACCAGTAAGAACAGTGTTTGATGATGGTGGTAATGCCACTGGTCTAGCAGAATATCAAGCAGGTGAATTTATACCTTTAACCCATGGTGGTTTAGGTGCCTCCTTGTCTATCGGTTCAGCAGGGCAAGTATTAAAAGTAAATTCAGGTGCAAGCGCACTAGAATTTGGCGCAGTTGAAGCAATCATCAATATAGATACAGCAACAAATTTAACAGCACAAACTCTTGCGTCAACTGACCAATTTATGGTTTCAGATGGTGGTACAGAGGGAAGAGCGACATTAGCTCAAATAAGTGAAGCTATAAAAGCGACAACAACAACACTTACAAACAAAACTATAAGTGGTGGTACAAATACTTTATCAGCAATACCTACAAGTGCTATAACTTTTTCTGGTTCTACTATTACAGGAATAACAAGTTTAGATAGTACAGCTCTTTCAGTAGGTGGTACAACAGTGGCAACTCAGCCTTTCGCTATAGCGCAAGCTATTGCATTAGGATAGTATTATAAATATTCCAGTAAAATAAAGGGGATTGTGATGGCAACGCCAAGCACTAGAGAAACATTAAAACAATATGCTTTAAGAGCACTCGGAAAACCAGTCATAGAAATTAATGCTGATGACGATCAATTAGAAGATAGAATTGATGAAGCATTACAATATTTCGCACAATATCACTATGACTCTATTAGACGAACATATCTAAAGTATCAATACACACAAGCAGATTACGATAGAATTAATGCAGATGTATCTGAAGCTGTGACTAAAAATTCAGTCACTACTAATTGGAAAGAAGCACAAGGATTTATCGTTGTACCTGAAAGTGTTATTTCAGTAATTAATTTATTCCCATATTCTAGTAAAGGTAATTTAAACTTATTTGATGTAAGATACCAATTAAGATTAAATGATCTTTATGATTTTTCTTCTACTTCTATAATTAACTATGATGTAGTTATGCGACAGTTAGATTTTTTAGATCATATTCTAGTAGGTGAAAAACCATTAAGATTTAATCAACACGATAATAGACTTTACATAGACCAAGATTGGAAAAATGATTTACAAGTAGGTGAATATCTTGTTATTGAATGTTATAGAAAATTAGATCCTGATACTTACACAGATGTATATAATGACTTATATTTAAAAAGATATGTGACTGCTTTGTTCAAAAAACAATGGGGCGCTAATCTATCTAAATTTAATGGTGTTGCTATGTTAGGTGGTGTCACTTTAAATGGTCAACAAATATTTTCAGAAGCTTTATCAGATATAGAAAAATTAGAAAACGAAATAAGAAGTTCATACGAATTAAATCCAGCAATGATGATAGGATAATGCCATGCCAGTTAATCACTATTTCCAAGATGGCAAAGGTATAGGAAACCAATCCGAAAAAAGATTACACGAAGATTTGATCATAGAAGGCCTAAAGATATATGGCCAAGATGTTTATTACTTACCACGAACACTAGTCAATAGAGATTTAATTTTAGGCGAAGATATGCTGTCTAAATTTTCATCTGCGCTTTTACTTGAGGCGTATATGGAAACAACTGAAGGTTTTGCTGGTGAACAAGAGATTATTAATAAGTTTGGTTTAGAGATTAGAGAAGATACAACTTTTATGATTTCTAAAAGAAGATTCAACGAAGCTGTTGATGAAAAAGCTACATTGATTGCTGAAGGAAGACCAAACGAAGGCGATATAATTTATATGCCTTTAATGAATGGTTTTTTTGAAATACAATTTGTACAAGACCAACAACCATTCTTTCAATTAGGACAATTACCAGTTTACAAACTAGTATGTACTAGATGGGAATACAGTTCAGAAAAATTAGAAACAGGTGTTGAAGGAATAGATGCAGCTGAAGACAAATACACTTTAGACCAATTAGCACACCAAGTATCTTTAGAAATAGGAACAGACGGTGGAACAGGTGCGTTGTTATTAGAGAATGAAAATATAGATGGTGAAAATAATTACTTCTTATTAGAGAGTTATAACATACAAACTCAATCACCTTATGCTGATAATTTAGATTTAGATAGTGCTGCTGGTTTTGATACAGCGTCAACTGCAGATGATATATTAGACTTTACAGAACGAAACCCGTTCGGAGATGTGGATTTTTAGATGTTTGGAAGATATTTTTACAACGAAAGTATGAGAAGAATGACCATTGCCTTTGGTCAAATATTCAATAACATACAAATTAAAAGAAAAGACTCTAGTGGCTCTACTGTTCAAACAATAAGAGTTCCTTTAGCATATGCTCCAAAAGAAAAGTTTTTAGCTAGATTAGATCAACAACCTGATTTAGAAAGTAGAGAGTTTGCGATTACTTTACCTCGTATGGGTTTTGAGATTACAGGTATTCAATATGATGGTAGTCGTAAATTAACAAGAGTACAAAAATATAAAACAGTTAAGACTGGCGCAGATGGAAAGATAATGAATTTTAATTATACACCTGTACCATATAATATATCTTACAACTTATATTCTTTCACAGCAACAGCTGAAGGTGGATTACAAATTATAGAACAAATCTTACCTTTCTTTCAACCTGATTATACTGTGACTGTAAATGCGATACCAGAATTAAATATCAAAAGAGATGTTCCTATAGTTTTAAATAGTGTTAATTACGAAGATAGTTATAGTGGTGACTTCTCACAAAGAAGAGCCGTAGTATATACTTTAGGGTTTACAGCAAAGACATACTTATTTGGTCCGGCGAATACTCAAAGAGTTATTAAACAAACACAAGCTGATATGTACTCTGACACAGATGTAAATGCTAAGGCAAGAGAAACTAGAATTATAACAATACCAAATCCAACTAGCGCTGATGCTGATGATGATTTTGGATTTACAACAACAATAACAGCTCACACAGACGGTAAGAAATACAATCCTGAGACAGATACTGACGAATAAATAGATTATATTATATTATGGAAAATTTTATACATACATTTCAAGTCCAAGATGACTCTATTTGTGAAGCATTAATAGAGTATCATAAAAACAATACAGAAACAAAAGACTTTGGTTATACCGGTTCTGGTAAATATACTAGAGTTGATAAGACTATAAAAGATTCTGTTGACGTTGTTGTTCCAACATATTCTAAAAATCCATCTGTATTAAGATACTATGAAGAAGTTATAAAAATAGGTGTAGAACAATATAGAAAAAAATATGAGTTCTGTGATATGCCTTTACAATTAAAATTACCAATGAACATACAATATTATCCAATTGGTGGTGGATATAAAAGTTGGCATTATGAAAGAAACTCTTATATGTTTGATGAGTTAAGTAGAGTTATTGTTTATATGACATACTTAAATGATGTAGATGATGCCGGAACAGAATGGTTATATCAAAATTTTAAAACTAAAGCTAAAAAAGGTTTAACAGTTATGTGGCCAGCAGAGTGGACACATACTCATAGAGGTATAATATCTACTAACAAAGAGAAGTACATAGCAACTGGCTGGTTGAATATGACAGTTAATAAATAGTATTATGAGTAAATTAGAAGATAAGGTAAATGAAATTTTAGGACTTGACACTCCTGAGCCTACAAAAGAAATAGTCAAAGCAAAAGAATTTAAACCTATGGTACCTCGTACCGAAGATGATAAAAAAGAAGATGTTGATAATGATTACAAATATAGTAGAGAGAATTATTACAATCTAATTGAAAGAGGACAAGAAGCAATTGAAGGTATATTAGATATAGCCAAAGAAGGACAACACCCAAGAGCATACGAAGTTGCTGGTCAATTGATAGGACAAGTAGGACAAACAGTAGATAAATTACAAGACTTACAAAAAAAACTTAAAGACTTAAAAGAATTGCCTAAGACAGCAAATGCTAATATTAAAAACGCATTGTTTGTAGGATCAACCGCTGAATTACAAAAGATGTTAAGTAAGAAGACAGTAGAAACAAATGTAGAGCATAAAACAGAAAATGAAAATTTTGAAAGCAAAAACATCACACCCAAAAAAGACGACACTAGCGATAAGTGATTTAACTTATAATACTTATTACGAAAAGTATAACCCTAAATTAACAGACGGTGTTGAAAATATAAAAGATATTATGGATAATCCAATTGAAGTCTTTAAACATACTAAACAAAAGAATAGATTTGGTGCAACAGGTCAACCATATATTGAAAAAGAGTATAGTGTTTTAAAAGGTAGTCAAAGAGTGACACAAGCGAACAAACTTGGATATACTCATATTGAGGTTATTATAAAAAATGATAAAGGATATAGCAGATGAGTGGACAAGACCAATATCTAGGTAATCCAAACCTTAAAAAAGTAAACACACCACAAGAGTTTACTAAAGATCAAATATTAGAATATCAAAAGTGTGCTGGTGATCCAGTTTACTTTATGGAAACTTATGTAAGAATTGTATCGCTTGATGAAGGTCTTGTACCTTTTAAGATGTATGGTTTTCAAAAAAATATTGTAAACACAATACACGATAATAGATTTACAATTTGTAAACTACCTAGACAATCTGGTAAGTCAACAACAACTATTTCGTATCTCTTACATTATGCTTTATTTAATCCTAATTCAAACATAGCAATATTGGCTAACAAATCAACAACTGCTAGAGATATATTAGGAAGACTACAACTTGCTTATGAGAATTTACCTAAATGGATGCAACAAGGTGTAATCAATTGGAACAAAGGTAATATAGAGTTAGAAAATAAATCAACCATTGTAGCGGCTGCGACTTCTAGTTCAGCTATTCGGGGTGGTTCATTTAATATTATCTTCCTTGATGAGTTTGCATTCGTACCAGCGAATATCGCAGAGATGTTTTTTAGTTCAGTTTATCCTACAATTTCATCTGGTACAAAGACAAAAATGATTATTGTATCTACACCTCATGGTATGAATCAATACTATAAATTATGGATTGATGCTATCAATAAAAGAAATGATTATATACCAATAGAAGTTCATTGGTCAGAAGTTCCTGGTAGAGATGAAAAATGGAAAGAGATGACCATTAGAAATACTAGTGAGGAACAATTTCAACAAGAGTTTGAATGTGAATTTTTAGGTTCAGTAGATACTCTTATCTCACCAGCGAAGATTAAAAATTTACCTTATTTTGATCCAATACAATCTAGGAATGGTTTGAAGATGTTTAAGAAGCCAGAAAAGGGTCGTATGTATGTTTGTTGCGTTGATGTCGCCAGAGGTACAGGTAGAGATTACTCTGCATTTATAATTGTAGATGTCACAAAAGACGACAGTAAAAAGATTCCATATGAAGTGGTGGCGACTTATAAAAACAATGAAGTCAAACCATTTGTATTTCCAAACATAATAGCACAAACAGCATTAGCATACAATGAAGCACATACACTAATTGAAGTCAATGACCTAGGTCAATCTATATCAGAGGCGATGCATTATGAGTTAGAATATCCTAATATATTGATGACTACTCAAAAGGGTAGAGCGGGTCAAATACTTGGAGCGATGTTCTCAGGTAGAGGTACATCACTAGGGGTAAGAATGACAAAGCAGATAAAAAAGGTCGGTTGTGCGAATTTTAAGACGCTTATAGAGGGGGATAAGATACAAGTCAATGACTTCTCTATAATAGAAGAAGTATCAACATTTAGTCGTAAGGGTAATAGTTGGATGGCTGAAGAAGGTTGTAATGATGACTTGGTTATGTGTTTAG